AAAACTTATATCTGGAATTAATCTTTGTATAAAAGTAAAGTTGTCTCCTTCACCTATATCCATAGGGCTAGATTCTATAAATGAAGACATTGCACTGCCATCATCGTCATTTGTTTTTTCGTGATTATATATTAATGTTTCAACAGAAGCCATTGGGTACTCATATACCCCCTTATCTGTCCATGCGGTGCGTCCGAAAGATCCAACATACCATATTTTTTGTTCATAGTTATATACTACATATTTATCATTTTCTGTAGATGAACCAGAGGGATAAAACCAAAACACTTCACCAAACTCGGAATTTACGCCTGCTACTATTTTTTCTACAGCATCTTCGTTAAGATTGTTAAACACATGATCTCTTACTGTGCAAGGAATTGGTTGCACACGACCTTGGTATACATAAAATCTATTTTTACCCATCCAAAATACAGCATCTTCTACAGCTACTGCTCCCATAGGAGATATGGCACTTGTATTAGATGATATTCTGCTAATTCCAAATGTAAAAGGTGGTCCTATAAATTGCATACTATGAACAGAAGTATCTGTTAAAACAATTATTTCTCTTCTTGTTTTTATGGCTTGCACTATTGTGGAGCCATCTTCAACTCGCAAGTCTCCTGCTGTGTTAGCAGAGGTAGGCAGCCAATCAAAAGGATCTTCTTGATTACTAAAACGTATGAGAAGCCTATCTAAATCAGTAGAACCTACAGCAGTTGTACCAAAAACAACAACGTGCCTGTCGCTTGTAACCATAACTTGCCTATTTTTTAAAGGAACTGTGGTGCTAAAATCACTTATTGCAAACGCTCGTGTAGATAAGCCATCGTTTTCACGCCAAAAAAATAACTCGCCTTCTCTAGGGCATAGTATTAAATCCTCACCAAAATTATCCTGTGTATAAATGCGTAAACCTGTAGTAGTGGAAATTTGTTCAGATGAAGCTAAACCCCAACCATCTGCACCCCATGTTCCCGCACCCCAACCAGAACCTAAAAGTTGTGTGGTAGATCCTCTGTTTAATTGGTATTCAGCTTCTATTAACCCTGAATTTGTTAATGTAGATAAAGGATTTGAGGTCAAAGTAATAGTATATATATTAGCGTTTGTAACTGATGTAATTTCATGTTCTTTTTCTAAAAGTGTAATAATAAAACTTAATTCAGATGGTAAATCAACATTGGTAAATGTTACAAAATCACCCGTTAACGCACCATGATTAGTATGATTAATTGTACAGGTGGTGCTATCTTTAACAGAACTAAAAGTAATAACTGCTCCGCTAATAGGAACAGTATCTATTTGTATGGTAGGGCTTCCAACGCTTGCAGTAGCTGTAACAGCAGTTGGATTAACAGTAATATTACTCATTTAATCTCCTACAGGAACTAAAACACCTGGTTCAATGGAAACTTCTACTGTTCCAAGAACTGTAACACCAACTACACTATTTCTTGTTTCTATCACTTCAGGGTCTAATGTAACGCTATTTAGTAAAGATGTAGCTCCAACACCAGTCACAGATGTAGAAACATTAACAGATTTTTTGACACTTAAACGTATTGGGGTGATATCATTGTAACCACCACCTGACTCTATGTAATACTTACGATCAGTTCCTACTGCTAAAAATTTATCACTCGCTAAATTAGTCCAAGCGTGTAAGGTTCTAGGAAAACCTAAATAGGTATTATTTGAAAGTTTTTCCCAACCACCTATTTTTTCTGGATAGCCAAATCTAAATCTAACTTTATCACAATCATTCCAACCACCCTCATTACTGTATGCTGTAATTTCTTTATTTATTCCTGGACGAAACTGTAGTTTAGCAAAGGGCATTATTAACTCGTTACGACAGGGTTTAAAGAGCGACCTATCTCGTACATATTAGTACCGTCACTTAAAAATACTAAAATATCTCTAGCACTTGCTGAAGTTGATAAAGTAGGAACACTAGACGAAAATTTATAAATGCTATTAAAAGTAATGGTACGACTGCCAGTACCATCTTGTATTAAGGTAAGAATGTAAACTCCTCCTTGCACTTGATTAGTTGCCGCACCTAGTGTCCTATTTGCTGTCAGAGTAACTTTGGTAACTTGATTAGCACTAGCATCCCAAGCAATAGTGCTTGCATCTGTTAAAGTAGTTTCGTTGAAATTTTGTGTAGCCGTAAACTCTTGAGCAGTAGCCAATAAAGCAGGAGTGCCACTATTTAATGTTCCTGTAATTGTTAAGTTGCGTATGCCGCTAGTATCTTTGTTTGAGTCCACAACAACCGCTTTAGAAGCTGCAACTGTTCCTGCTGTGGTATCCACATAATTTAACTCTGATGTGGTTGCTGTAACACCATCTAATAAATTAAGTTCTGCGGCAGTGGATGTCACTGCTGTGCCACCTAAACCAATATTTAATAAGTTTGTAAAATCTTTTACAGTAGCACCTGATCCCCCACCATCTGCGTATATAATCTTTGCAGAACCATTGGGAATATCTACGTTTTTAGTGCCATCCGTAGTGCCTGTTCCTTGAATAAATCTCGCTGTTTGGCCTGAATTATTATAAACAAAATAAATCTTATTTGCGTCACTAGGAGATATGGTTATTGTATTTAAACCACTTGGAGAACCACCTAAAACTAATAATTTAAAGGCACCCTCTGATACAGAGCTACTATCAAGACCATCCGTCGTGGACAAAGTTTTTTCTGTGCCAGATAATGTAATTGATTTAACACCATTAAGTGCCCTATCAATAATATCTAAATTATTATTAGTAGTTGTACCCCATGTTCCAGCTTTATCACCAGTGGTTATTAATTCTATACCTGTGTTTAATGTATATGTACTCACTTATGCAGCCTCCTCTGTCCAATTGGGGTTTTGTGATGGTGTTGTCTCACTCCAAGAAGGTGTTTGACTTGCCGTTTCTTCAGACCAAACAGGATTTTGATCAGGTACAACCAATCCCCATATTGCAACAATACCAATATTTCCTTGCATTGACAATCCTGTGACTGATACAACAGCACTACCAATAGGTGTAATATTACCAGCAGTAGAGTTACTACTAACTCCAGTTACTGATACGGTTTGTAATAAATCAATACTTACCGATCCTATAGCAGAGGTGGCTGATACACCTGTAGGCGAAATAATACTTACAGTATCTATTACTACTGTACCTAAAGAAGTTGTACTCGATACACCTGTAACACTGACTATTGAAGAAAGTACAACAGTTACATCACCTAATGCACTATTACCTGTATTCCCTGTTACATCTAAATTAGCATCACCTGTTACAGACTCTTCACCTAATCCACTTGTTGTAGCCTGCCCACTTACCCCAGATACAGCATCGCCAATAACCGATACAGAACCAACACTTGTTGTTCCTGTTACAGCAGTTGGGCTTACGACTGCTTGTGCTAACTCTGTTGTATCCCCTAATGCACTAGTAGCAGTTACACCTGTTACAGCAAAAGTAGCTCCAGCTAATATATCAGGAGTGTTAATCGCACCTGTCGCCTCTACCCCCGTAACGGCAAATGCTGTAATTAATTCTATTGATACAGAACCAACAGTTGTGGTCGCACTCTCTCCTGTAGGAATAACCACACAACTACCTACTTCAGTAGTGTTACCCAGACTACTTGTTGCCACCCCTAATGTAACATCAACATTTGAGTTACCGCTTACAGTGAAATTACTACCAACAGCAGAAGTAGCAGTTTGCCCTGTCACATCTAAATTTACCGAGCCAACAAAAGTAGTGTTACCTACTGAACTTGTAGAAGAGACACCAGAAACACTACATATCGCATTACCAAGAACAGTTATATTACCAACAGCAGAAGTACCAGCAGTGCCTGAAACACTAACACTTTCATCCCTAGTGTTTGATACTTGAACAGTTCCTACTTGTCCTGTGGAACTTACACCAGTTACAGATAGATTAGCTCCACACCTAACAGACTCTTCACCCAGATTGGCGACACCACCAGAAGCACTAACACCTACGACTGCCGCTCCTGTTAAGTTTGCAGAACCAGCTGTTGATGTGCCTTCTGCTCCTGTAGGTATTGTCTTTGCTGTGCCTGTTACAGTTTCACTACCTAATGCGCTTGTAGATGCAACTCCTGTTGCAGATACAGACACAGAGGTAAAGGCAGTCTCATTACCTAAAGCAGAAGTAGCAGAAACTCCTGTTGCAGATACCCCTACCCCAGCACCAATTTGCTCATTGCCTAGACCACCGACTAATTCAGTCGTGTTACCTACGCTTAAAGTAGCTGTACCTGTAACAGTTTCATTACCTAAAGCAGAGGTTGAAGATACCCCAGTAACGCTAAAAGCTACATTGGTTGATACTGTTTCATTGCCTAGAGCAGATGTTGCCGCAACACCACTAACACTGAAACTTACGCTTTCAGACCCCGAATCAGCAAATGCAGCCGCAGCAAACGGTAGGGTTGAAAACATACTTTATCCTATAGTGGCTCCGGCCAGTCATTTATCGGTGCGTTACCAGTAGGATTACCATCACTGTCTACGGGAATATCCCACAAGGCTACAAATGCCGCATGGTCAGACGCATTTGTTATCGCTGTTTCGATTGTGCCAGAAGCTGTTCTGACAGCTGCACGATAAGTTGATACATTTGTTGGGATAGTTTTAGTGCTATCTTCTGCTTTTCGTATTATGTACCAATCTGTAGGGGACAGCAATGAATCTGCTGTATTCTTTGTATTAGCTATCCAAGCTGTTTTTAACTCAGCTACATCTCTAGGATTACCAGCTGACAAGTAGAACCTACTGTCAAAAGGTGTAGGGTCAGCTTCCCATTTAAGACCCACAGCTTTCTTTTCTGCATCTGTAGTGAGTGTTAACCAATTACTTGGATACTGATTACCATTAGAATCTATCCAACTTCTTCCAGTATTTATTGTTTTTGTACCTAGCTTCCACGGCATTATTTATCTCCTACTTTGCATTCGCATATTTAAAAGGCATCTCAGAAAATGCCATGTAGATGTAGTCATGTCCAGAACCATTATATACATCACCACTTCTTCTTAATTTGAATCCATTAGAATAAAAATCAAAACAATCTGTGCCGCTTGTACTCTCTGCGGTATCATCATTTGGATTTAGTTCCAATTTTTCTTCAAGAGGATTATTATTAATAACGGTTGTATCAGACTCATTTGTAGAACCTCTTTTGTTATCATACACAATCCATCTGTTACTAGCATCAAATTGTTTAACTATAAGAAAAGCAGGACGAAACCCTAAATACACATACGCACCATCTACATTTCCGTTTCCTTCGTATCTACCAAATTTAGAATATCCTGCGATTGAGTGAAAACAGTAAGCAATGTAATCTTTTGAACTTGAATTAGTATGTGAACTTGTACCAACAGATATAACTGTGGATGTTGGTGATGTGCTATTGAACATTGACGTACTTGCGGTTATAGCCGCAGTTGTGTTTAGATTAACAAACTGTGCGTTTCCAAGAGATACATGAAAATTTGCCCAGTTTGTTCCATCCGTTTCTATTCGTTTATGTATCACCCACTCAGGTGCAGAACTTAAACCATGTGCAATAGTGGCATTTGACCCCGTACCTTCATATTGAACAATACTAAACCCTGCCTCTGTATTAGCTGATATTTTTTTTGCAGCAATCGTTCCTGCTAAATTCGCTGTGGAAGCACTACCATTTATCATAACAGAACCTGATGTAGGTGCGGCTCCTGCCGCTTCACTATTCGTTGCGGTTGGAGTGCCTCCTGCAAGCCATGTCCAACCAACATAAGTTTGACTACTCTGATTTGTTGAACCGCCATCACCAAGACTAAATCCATTACTATCAAAACTTGTTAAGTTTACCGTACTAGAGGTATTTGCTACAGTTGAATTAGTTTGTATAAATACATCAGTGCCTCTTATTGTATCATAAACCATGTGACTAGATGTACTACTTCGCTCTTTTATCCAAACCCAATCTGGTGAAAATTCATAACTAGATATACTTTGACTTGAGCCGTTGCCCGTCCAAAGATTTGCTTCAAAGTAATCTTCTGGAAGTTCATCGTTTGAAGGGGAAATACTTGGGTCTGGAAGATTTTTAGCACATAGAGCCTTAAAACCTGATGGCACTGCACTGTGAAATGCGCCTATACCATTAGTGTCCGAATTTGGAGGATCAGGTGCTGTCTCATCACCTGCAAAAGTGCTATCCTGACCAAAATTTGCTGAATATCTTATATCTTGGCTAGTAGAGCTATCACCACAAGCAAATAACATTTCGTTACTGCTTATGAAAGATTGTGATACTGCTGAACCAACATTGCTACCATTTTTAGAAAATTGAATTGTGCCATTTTCTAAATCTACTGCCATGCCTATAACATCCCCTACGGTATAGGTTGCAACAACTTCTACTTGTGATCCATTAACAGCAATCTTTCCTGTCACACTTGTATAACTTACATTATCAGTCGTAGGTGAATCAAAATTATTAGTTTCTATATATTGATTCGCTTGGTCAACAGATATTATTCCAACTCTCATATGACCACTATCAGCTTTGTATCTATACTCAGCATAAAATTTTTGACCACTGCCTGTTGGCATAGCCATTGTGCTAAAAGTTGTACCTCTACCGCTATTAGACGTATCCACCTCTAAATTTCCGTGACGAGGGTCGACATGGCTACTTAACGCTTGTCCTATTTGAGGATTAAGAGTAGGGAAATTATTAGTTGGGCTATCTGGCATAACATCAAAAGCATTTAAATTTTGAGAAGTATAATGATTTGATTGACCACTTGTATCTGCGCCAATGGTAGATGAAGAAGCTGTGCCTGTTCCAGTTTGCTTGAACTGTAACCTATATCCATTTGTTCCGTATGTTAAACCACTTGTGTCTTTAGGTATCCAAACACCTGATTTAGTTTCACCAAAGCTACTTGCATCTAATGCCTGACCATCAATAAAATTAACTTCTGCCATATAGCCATCAAAGTTTAGACCATCTGGATTTACTCTTCTGCCAATTTCATGTTGTATAGCAGTATTAAATACACTAGCCCTATTTTCTGTGGGTAAAGAAGATGAACTAAAACTTGTTATTCTTACTCCATTACAAAACATCCGCATCCTATCTGCTTGCGTTGAATTTGTTGTATCCCAAACAAAAACAAGATTATACCATGAACTTGTATCCCGTAATAATTTATTACTCACAATAAAATTATTAGCTGTGCTATTACTTTCAAAATACATTTTATTGCTGTTAATTAGTATTTGATTAGAATTAGAGTTTGCTGACCAAAGTGTGACATTTTGTAAATCTCCACGTTTAACCCAAGCACTCCAAGTCCAAGTCGTTGTGCTGCCTGCACCAGAGGGTGTTTTTTCAAGCCTTTGATTATCGCTATCATCAAATCTTAATGAGTTTTGTATTTCAAAACCATAGAAATTTTCAGAACCACCAGCCGCTATATTAAATAAACTACTCATGACACATTCAACGCTCTACCAATTTCAAACATATTTGTTCCATTACTTACAAAAACCAATACATCTCTAGCACTTGCAGTTGTGGTTAATGTGGGTGCAGTACCACCGACAAATTTGTAGTTACTATTGAAAGATAAAGTTCTAGATCCTGTACCATCTTGTATAACAGATATAACATACACCCCACCATCTATTTGATTACTGGCCGCACCTAGCGTTCTATTACCCCCAAGCGTTACACTCGTTACTTGGTTAGCACTTGCATCCCATGAAACTGTAGAACCATCTGATAATGTCGTAGCATTAAAATTTTGTGTGGCGGTAAACTCTTGTGCTGTTTTAAGGTTTGCTACTGCAAAACCTCCAGCTTGTGACCCGTCATGAACAACAACAGTATCTTTATCTGTGTCAACCGTAACTTCTCCAACAGCTCCAGTAAAAGAACCTGTTTCTGATGTTGTGCCTCTTCTAAATTGTACTTGTGTAGCCATTATGCAACCGATCCAAAATCTTCGGTTCCTGTTACAGAACCTGTTACTAAACCAAAATCTTTATTCGCAGGAACACCTAAATTAGCTGGTGTTATTTTTTTCATTGTACCACCATCGTCTATAAGCACAAAGTCTGCATCACCGCTTGATGTGGTGGTAGCAGGAGCATCTGAATTTGATGTTGTTAATACAGCAGAAGAAAGTCTTGCATCAGCAACTGTACCTGATAGCTGAGAAGCATTTATTGTTTTGTTTGTAAGTGTGTCTGTAGAGCTTGCTGTGATAGCACCTATATCAGATAACACTTCAGAAGCAGAGCGACCCTCTATGGCAGTGCCGTCTACTCGTAAGAAATCATTATCAGCAACACCGCTCGTAAACTTAGGAACATTTGTATTAGAAATGCCTGTGTCTAAAGTTGCGGCAGTTCCTAAACCTAACGATGTTCTTGCTGTAGAACCAGATTCTGCTACAAAGTTACTCCCGTCACCAACTATAAAATTTCCGTTAGTTACAGCTAATCCGGCAACATCTTGTAGCTGTGCGTCTAATCTAGCATTAGGAACAGTGCCACTACTTAACTCAGAAGCATTTAATGAAGTTAAACTTGCGCCACTGCCATCAGTAAGCTGAACAGTGCCAGTTGCATCAGGCAATGTAATAGTTCTATCTCCACTTGGGTCTGCCACAGTTAATGTAGTTTCATTAGCATTTGATGTAGCACCTTCAAATATTAAATTAACACCTGTGTTAAGTTGAACATCTCTTCCATAAAAATTAGTTTTTCCATTACCTTGAAGTTGAAGCCTGTGGGACATTGCCCCACCAGACATAACTTTAAAATTCACTGCTCCGTCTTCAGTGGTATTAGATGCGTCATTAATCTTAACTTCCATTTGAGCATATGTGGTTTGATTATCAGCATCATCTTCAGCATCAAACTTTATTATTCCTATTGCATCTGCATCTGCAGGAGAAGAACTATTTCGGTATATTGATAAAACTGGACCTTCATCAGCAGATGCATCTGTTGAAGTCACAGTGAGGTCGCCTGTAACGCTTACATTACCACTAGCATCTCTAAAGACTGCTTTTTCTGCTGGCTGAGTGCAGAACAGTGTTTTTGTACCAGCACCCCAATTAACAGCGTTATCAGAGTTACTAGACTGTAGTATCGTAGTTCGAGCTAACGTAGTGCCAGAGGAGGTATAAGTGCCTATACCCACCTCAAAATCAGAACCAAGAGTGCAAGCGTAATAAGTAGTGTTGCCATTACCGATTGAACCAAAAGACTCAAACCCAGTGACAGCACCAGCAAGAGTATAAGTGCCAGTTCCCGTTGTGGTCGAGGTTTCTTTGACCCTATCGGCAAGTACGAGTGCCACATCGTCACCTATGCGATACGAATGATCGCATTACTCGCATCTGCTGTTGGAAACTGTATAGTAAAAGTACCAGCCGTAGATGTTTTGTTACTAGTAAAATCAAGCACCGCAACAGCTTTGTTAGAATCACTACTATTGTAGATCAAAGCTCCCATCGCTGTGATCGTAGCCGTTGTAAAACTAAGATCCGCAAAATCAGTAATTGCTGTAGTGCCAGAAAGCGAAGGGTCTACTCTAGTCAATGAACCACCACCAGTAGCATAAGTTCCACTTGAAGCAACTTCTCCAGTTGTTGTGAATGCAGTTGTTGTTGCTCCTAACGTAGCGGTTGTTGATGATTTACCACCAGAACCTTCAGCATATAAAGCAAGTTTAAAAGTATCCCCACCTGAGTTTTTAAAATTGTGTACAGCCTCTAACAACTCTTTTTTAAAGGAACTACACATTGCTTGTGCTATAGCCATTTAAATTCTCCTTACAAGATCAGCCATTTCTTTTTGTCCAGCTTTGGACATCTTATATGCGATAGTAGCACGTTCTTCTCGTCTTGCCAATTCTATATAATGATACAAAACTTTTTGCAAACTACCTTTGAATACTTCAGCCTGTTCTTTTATCACGGGTGGTGCTGTATCAGACACTCGCATCACCTTATCCATTGCTAATTCTGTTAATTGTTCAGAGCTTAAACCACCTTCATCAGAGGTCATTACATTTACTGAATTAATATTTATATCTGTTGATACGCTAATCATTTTTTGCCCTTTTCCATGTAAGTAACATTTGGTATATCATGCCTTCCTATTAAAACAGGATCTTTTGAATCTAATGGCTCTGGAGGAGTCATTTCTTTCTGCCTGGTTATAACTAACTTTCCGTTTTGAACAGATTGTACCAATGGATTATCTAATCTATGATAACCATAAAGCCTTTCATTATCAGGAACATTTGAATCTAACAATGTTGATCTTTTAGCAACATGAATAGCTATGTTGTCTTTCAAAGCAACAGCACACCAAAATTCAACACAAGCTCTTCCTGCTTCAGCAAAATGAATATTTTGTTGGTATGAAAAATCAACACCAAAAAGATGTATTTTTTTTACTTTTGAGTAAATTGCAAAAGCAATAGCGTAAGCCACAGTATTATTAAAATAAGAAACCCCTACTTTTTGTATTACTTTTTCTAAAGGGTACTCTACTATTTCAGGAACTCTTTCATCTAAACAACAAGAGTATATTGGTCCCTTATTAGGTGTTTCAAGTAAAAATTCTTTACCTATTCCTGTTTGTTTTCCTGCTTTTACATCATCTAAAAATCTAGAAGCAGGATCCATCATAAATGTGCGGTCTACATGAAAAATAGCCCCAATACAATTTATGCCCCATACTTCATCATACTTTTCTGAATTTATTCTAGTTAAAACAAACTCAGAAAAAGAGCCGCCTAATGCTACAATGGCGACTTCTTTGCCCTTTAATTGATTCATGTTTTTGGATTAACCTTTATACCATCTCTGAAAGCATCTTTATTTTCAGTGGACTCCCCATAGTTTTTAAGTCTAGACATAGCTTCTATAAATCTATTGTTATACAAAGTTAAAAATTCTTGCTCACCCTTCATAAAAATATAAGCTTCATATAAACTACCAAATAACAAAGTATCTGGTGCGTTTGTTCCTAGCCAAGAAGTGCCATCAGATGTTGCTGTTATTGATTGTGGTCTGTAATAATAGTGCAATTCGGCTGAATAATTTGCATTAGGGGTAGGACTTACAATAAAATTGTCTACGTCAAAATAAGCGTAATATCTGGGAACTCCTGTTGTAGCAGGATTAGGGTTAAACTCTTGCACATAGTTTACATCTTTAAAAAGTAAAAATTCATGATTGCTAGAATTTATAACAGATAAAGAAATAGATCCTAAATAGTCATCTGGCACTGCTAAAAATTTATTACCGCTACTAAGTGTTCCTGTAACATTTTTTCTAAAATATTCTAACTCTACTAATTTTAATATGCGTTCTTCTGCGTTCTTAATAAAATTAGGAATATTGTTAACAAAAGTCGTTTCAGTATTTTCAGTGTATTCTTTGATTGCGTTGGTTAATGTAGTGTTTGTATAGCTCATGATATGCTCACCGTAACTGTTCCTACGCTACCTGTTAAAGTATTTAAATCCTCAATAGATGAAGGTATAATATCTTTTCCTGTGCTAGTAAATACAATAAAAGGTATATTATCATCGCTAACATCTGGTCTGGGATTTCTAATAGCTTCTGCATCTGGTATTGTCCTAATAGGCTCTAATTGAGGATGCTTTGCTTCATACTCATCTGGCCCCACTAAAGAACCATTCCACTCTTTTCTCATATCTTTTAATCGATATCTAAAACCAGACCTATCAGAAATGCCAAAAGCATTTTTTCCTGCTGCGAATCTAGCCATTATGTAACTCGATATAGAGATAAATTAGGGGTTATATTAAATGAAGCTCTATCTCTATCTTCTGCTTGCGCCCTATCAAATTCTTCATCATATATAGCTTTTAAAAGTTGCACTCTTTCAGGGGCTTTTTTAATTGATATATAATAAGCAAGACCAGCAGCTAAACACGGGTAAAATCTAAATGGAACCTCTACCGTATTTGTAAATGTATCTGCATCATTTATTCTAGTTAGACAATCAAATATTAAAACATCTGTACTGTTTTCAGGAGTAGGCCATATTTTAATTTTTGGTGTTAACTGTCTGTCGATAAAGAATTGAGTTGGTCTTGATTCTGTAGTTTTATTAGGTATAGATAAATATTCATCTCTAGATATTCTGTCCATTGATAAATCAGTTCCATCTCTTCTTATCACCATAGATAATACGTCAATTACATCTGTTCCTAAATCATAATCATTGTCAGATTTAGTTACAGTTTGTGTTCTTTGAGCGATAGTCCATTGGTTAAGACCACGATTAGCCCAATCTGCAAACAACAAATTTAAAGACCTCTTTGCTGTTTTTAGATCATAGCCTGTTCTTACCTCTAAGCCACATCGCTCATAAGCTTCTTCAATGTAATCTGATACATCTAATTCAAAATCAGTAGAGCCTGAAACAGTCATTATTTCTTCTTAGCCTTACCGCCTCTCATCATTTTCTTGGCTTTACCGCCACCCATCATTCCCATAGCTTTTCTGGGAGAAACACCGCCACCTCGCATCATTTTTTTGGCTTTGCCACCTCGCATCATTTTTTTGGCCTTGCCACCACCCATCATGCCTTTTGGCTTCACTCTTGTAAGACTAAACCCCATTTTTTTAGCTAACTCTCTTAAAGCAGCGGCAGACATTTGAGGGGTAACAGGGTTAGGTTTTTTATTATCAGCCATTTTTTAATCTCCTATAAATGGATTTTCTACGTTTATATAAAGACTCTGCATTATAATAATCTTCACATAGATTATAATACCCCTTTACTCTAAGGGAATCTGATGCTTCTTGCAACTTACTTAATCGTTGATAAAAAATCATTGCATAAGAAGGAATATCTTCATCATCCATATCAAGGCTGTCATCTAAAAATTCATTACTTTCGTCATCAGGATGAAAACCCATTAAATACATATCTTTAGTATTGTACTTACCATCACTAATATCTTGATTTAAATCATCTAAAAAAATATCCATTTCATCCAAATCCATAGGAGAAAAATCTATTAATATAATAACATCTTTACTGTCATCCCAATCATTTATGCAAGAATATATTAAATCTTGCCCTTCTATATAATTAAACAAAAAACCTACTTTATCGTTTTTCCAAGCAGATTTGGCATATGGACACGCTGGTAAATTATTATAATTTTCATTAGGATACTCTAAAGCATCCTTAGACCATGATCGTAAATCGGATATTATTTTTCGTTCTATTTCTGAATACATTATAAACTGCCCTTGTTTACAAATAACCAAGTTATTCCTAATATAAAACAACTAATAAATATTACTAAAAAGGTTATCGATATAGCCTCTATAAAATGTCTTCTAGCCTCTCGCTGTGCATATAATGTTTCCTTACGTTGCTTTCTAATATCAGCTTCCATGCGTAATAGTTCTTGCCAAGCGTTAGGGCCACACATTGAAGATATTAATTTTCTTAACTCATCTCTTTGATTTTCTAATTGTTTCTTTTGAGTAAATAACTCTATTGCCTCTTCTTCTACACTTTTAGCATTAAATATTTTTCTAAATATTGGTGGATTCTTAGCTTCATGGTGCGCTCTATCTATATCGGATACAGCACTCATCCAGCGTGACAGGTCTTTGCCCATCGACTCCACCTGACGACCGATGGAAATGCCTTTTTTTAGTGCCGAAAAAGCGGAACCAGCAATCGCCATTGCCGATATAGGATCGACCATTTTAATCTCCTAAGACTGAGATACCGCCCCTTTTGTTCTCTTTCTCCTATCGCTCATTATTACACCACAACCTCTAGCTACGGCAGTCCCTGCAACTGACTTGCCATTAAAAGGTCTTTTCGCTTTCGTAACATTGCCCCCAGCGATTAAATTTCTTACTTTCGCTCTTTTTGTATTAGAAACAACAGTTTTGCCTTTACTGCCCTCACGTTTCTTTTTACGAGCAGTCTTAGCTCGTTCAGCCTTACTAAGGCTGTTCGCTTTTGATCTTGGCAAACACCTATCAGGATTCTTTTTATCTTTTGAAGTGCCACACTTGCCTTTAATAGACCCATCTGTGCCAATCCTTACCCAATCTTGTTTTAGCCATTTTTTAAGCTCACCCATTACCTACCCTTCCGTTTGCCACCTTTTGACTTCTTAGCGTAGTTTGGATCTTTACAATATTTTGAAGCAGCAAGATTTGCATATGCACTGGGGTAAGTATCAAAGGTACGTTTTGCCCATGCCTTACCCTCTGGGCATATTTTAGAGCCTTTGCTTTTTGCGCTGGCTTTACCACCTTTTTTAAAATAAACTAATTTATTTGTTCCTGGCATTTTCTTTACCTCTTCTTAAAGCTTCTTTCCCTCTTTTAAATATACCTACAACTTCTGACTTACCCATGACTTTGGCTCTTTGTTCACCAACAGTCAATATTTGTATTTTTCTGGCATAAGGTTTATTAATTTTTTTTACCTTTGCAACAGTGGCTCTAGCATCAGAAGGAGTTGCAAATTTTATACGAACAGTGTCTTTAGGGTTTTCATCCGTATATAATCTTCTGCCAGAACCTTTTGGTTTTTTGCCTGTTCCCACTTTAGGATCTTTTTTTCTGCCTCCTTTGGAAACTTGTTTAGACATTTGGCTTCTACCAATAGCCATTATATTAACTGCTCCAATCCTGCTGCTAAAACAATAAGAACCATGACAGCCCACATACGATTATCAAGATTCTTTAATTTTTCTTGAATATCAGCATATCTTCTGTTGCACTCTTCCTCGTGTCTTTCAAGTTGCTTTAAAACATCTTCAGCTTTCATCAACACTTCCATCTTCTTCTTGCTTGTCTTAAACGGCTATTTGGGTTTTTAGCTGCTTTTGGAAACTTCTTCATTTGACCAGCAGAACGGGCGCAAAAAGACTTTCGCCTCTTTGCAGCCTTACTGCCAGGCTTTACTTTACCTGTAACAGCCGTTTTTAACTTAGAGCCTGGGTTGTCTCGCCTGTAACGAGCAACACCAGCTTTGGTCATTCCTGCCCCAGATTTAGTGGATCGGAAATACTTTTTTGTTTTTGGCGGCTGTTTATCTCTCGTTCTAGCCATAGGCTTTACCTACGACAGGAATATCGTCAACTGATTACTAGAACCAGTAAAAGCAGCAACAAACGCACCACCTGTGGCTATAATCCCATTATCAGGAATATTTAGATGATGTAATCCTGTAGGAAAAGTCTGTGTAAGCAACACTTCTCCACTTGCACTTCCATCTTTTATGGTAAAAGCACCAGCAGCATCAGCAAATATTATAATTTGACGTATTCTTGATCGAGCAGGACCAACTACAGCCGCACTACTTCCTTGAGCAAAATTAAAGGCTCTTACTGGACCAGCCATGTTAGCCTCCTTATTCTACGCTATTATTAGCCATCACATAAGTAAGGATGCCTGTGAATGTTCCGCTAGTAGCAGCAGATGAGCCTTTCATGCCTGTGACAGTAGCATCAGCAGCTAGACCTCCAGCAACAGCCAAAGCACCATCAGCACCCTTTAATGTGCCTTTGGTATCACAATCAACCTCATTAAACAAACCATCTGGATCAGCAGAAGTTCCAATATCAACTGTAGGACTACTACCACCAGCAGCTCCACCAATACTTAAAAGAGAAATTGGAATAGCACCAGCAGGCAAAGTTAATGTTTCGCCAGATGAAGACGATGTTCCAATACGAACATTTGTTGCTGAAGTTGCAGTTGGGTCAAAAGAAATCTGAACGCTTTGCGTTACAGGAACAGGTGTGTGAGTACCTTTAATACCACCACCATATGAGCGTACTACGCCCTGAAAAGTTGTGTTAGCCATATAAATCTCCTTGTCGTGGCTAGTGTCTGCTTAATTGCAGTCAAGGTTTAATTGATCATACAACAAAAAAGGGCAACTGTGAAGTCGCCCTTTTAGGAGAAATATGCGTTTTTTTATTATGCTCCAGGTGAACCGAAAACACAACGAGGATCAGAAAATCCAAAGCTATAACGCTCACGAGCCTTATATCTCATATTTCCTGTATCAAAGTCAGCTTCCATACCTGTCTGCATAGGTGTTCTTTCAAACAACTTAAATCCGTTTGGAACATCAGTCTTAATAAAGAAAGCATCTGGGTCTGTTAAGAAATGGTTAACAGTGTAACCATCTGGTAACATTCCCATGTTACGAATTGCATTTACATCATTATCTGCTGTACCTACACGAAGAGTAGACTCAAGTAAGCGATCAGCCACAAATTGTAATTGTGGTGGAACGATAAGCTTCATACCACGAAGAGCAATAATCATATTTCTCTCATCAACAAATGTAGAAATATCAATTAAAGCATTTTCTAATGAAGTCTCATTTAAGTCTGCTGCTGTTGAAGGCTCATTACGGAATGTACCTCCGCCTGCTAGTGGGTGGTCAGTCGCACAAAGCTCCTTACCGTCACCGCCTGCAAAACTACTATCAAACGCATTGTTTAAAACAGCCGCTGCCTTAATCTGTTTAGTGTGCGCCATAGAACGTGCTAATGCACGAGTATATCTTGCTCCTAAACGATCATAAAGGTTATCTTCTACAGCTTCCTCTGTCAAAGCAAACGCAAGAGTAATTGTCTCATGTGTGTACCTTGCAGTGTAAGCTTCAGAAGCAGAGTCAAAATTAACTCCAGCACCCTCTGCCTTAGTTTGTGCGTTGCCGAAACCTACCAACATTACCTCTTCTTCAAACGCTCTGTCTGATGATTCAGTGTCAAAGATTTCTGCGTGTTGTGCCTCATAACGAGCATATTCCATACCGAATAAGGCATTAAGACCTGGCTCTAGTTCTTTAGCCAGTTGCGCTCTTGAAATAGCCATTATCTAGCCTCCTTATGCCAAGCCTGCTGTGCCAGCGGCATACAGATGGTTGTTAATAATAACAACAACATTTGTATTGGCAGAAGAAACATCGCTATTCTCAGGGTCTTGAGATATATCGAGTGCTTTTAATGGCAATGTTCCAGTTGTTGCACCAGTTGTAACATCAAGCTCCATGCGAGAAATACCAGAAGAGGTGTCTCCAACAGGTGATTGATCTACAATATCAAAGTTTCCAAACAGATCAGCTACAGGAAATGTATCATCTGCTTGAATTTCAAAACGTGCTAATGGGGCATCAATAATAAAAGCTTCAATATCAGAAGCGGCTATTGAGCCTGGATAGCTATTTGAAAAAGTTTCTTTGCTTGTTGTGGGGTCTGTATAACGACATCCATTAAACACACCTAGAATAGTTCCAGAACCACCAGCAGCCACACGCTCAATAGTTCCAGCGGTAACAACTTTTACGAGATCACCTTGGAAAATTGCAGTGCCATAGCTGGAAGCAATTCTATATTTATTCTGTAGGTTTGCAGGAGCCGCACCACCGCCTGCGCTATATAAGTTT